GGGTTCCACTATCAACGTAATTAACCGCTCCGATAATCATGTTGCTCATCGGCTATCCCCAAAGTTCCATTTCGACTTCATTAACAGCAGCGTCTTCAAATATCGATATAATCCGAAACAATTTGCCACTTCCCAGATCATAGCGAGGGAATGTTATTTTTACCACGTCATTTAGCTTGAGGGTATATGGCTGCGTTTTAACCTTTACCCGATAAATATCCCGTTGAATTTTGTAGATCGTTAATAACCTGGATGCCTCAGTCGAGGCTGGGCTTGATCCATTGAATAGTGCGGGAACAATCAACGCTTCAGAATTAGGGTAGGGTGTTTGAACAGCCGTATCTTCTGCCGTTTGAAATAAAGTTTCACGAACTAAGAAATCACGTCTAGCGCTTGAAATCGACGCATCTAATTCTGATTCGCTCATGGTTTTATAGTTTTTACTATGACCGACGCGAACCTGATAATTTGGAACCGCAGAAGCAAGGCGGGTTATTTCGATCATCGTTGTTTTATCGAACTCAGCATCAGCAGTGCCTGTAGCTAAAGCAATCTGACCAACCTCGAACGATCCATCCCTATCAAATCCATAGAAACCGCCGACTGTATTCATAAGCTCATCGACGACTGCAAGGATGGTTGTATTGTCTTTAACGTATATTCCGACAGTGCTGGAATTAGCGGTATTTAGATCGGAAAATGACGTTGTGTTTAGATCGCCTGGATCAGCCAATCCGCCATAGCTAGTAACGATCAATCTAACAATATCACCAGCCGTTGATTTATATGACCCACTGGGTTTTGCGCCTTCAACGTCAGCAGTTACAACGTTTGTAGGATCGGCGACTAGAGTAAATCGGCCATTTGTTAGATCGACCGTGTAGTCCGTGGTTAATGTTAGTGCCACGCCACCATCGTAAACATCGTTGATTGCTTCGATTTGGCCATCGTGAACCTGATAAACCCTATTCGCTGCATCGACTAAAACTGGCTCAATATTCTTAACCTCACCAAAACATAATGGCTTTGGATTACCTTCTAGGTTTGCTGATCCCTCATTGCCACCAGTGCCAGCGTATAAATTGATCGGGAAGTTGAGTTGAAAGTCGTCCTGGCGGTCTCTTAGAATGACTCTAATTTGCAAATCGTCGAATTCTATTGAGTGAGCCTGACCATCGAAAATAGTAAAATAATAGGCAAAAGCTGCACCAGCTTCACCAACCCTAACTTCAACAGATCGACCATCCCAAGCGTATCCTGAGAGCGCGTCTAAACCACCATCAGCATTATTTAAAACAAGATTACCAAAGCCAGGAACACTAAAACCGCCCAATTTGCCAGAGGAGAACATCGAGCGTTGGAATGAAATCGGCTCAATTAAACGTGGCTCGAATAGTGTGTTTGCTGGTGTATCGCTTGGAGAAGTAACGAAACCCTCGCCAGAATAATAAAGCGTTGTCTCTGCCGCTCCAGAAATATCGTAAGGCTTCAGAATAACCAGATATTTCTTTTTAGCGTACGGATTAGCGACTAGATCAGCGAGGGAAGTTGCGACCATCGATTATACCCTCGCACCAGCCAATGCTTGCCCACTCATCATTCTAGCCATGTCGCGTCGCAAGCTGACAATCTCTTCTTTCATCGAAACCACTGCACCTATTAGATCAGCGCCTTGAGATTTGATTGGAGCGATTGTGCCATTACGATTTGGAATGAACATTTCTCGACCTTGCTCGCCAACGAGAACATTATCATTTGCAGTAACTGGACCACCTGAAGCTCTAGCTAGGTATGGAGCGGATTTATTGTAGAGCGTTTCAAATGCGGCGGCTCGGTCTTGGCTGTATCCAGATTTGCTAAATGATACTTTACCAAGACCAGGAAGCATCGAAGCAACAATCGTATCTGAAAGACCTTTAATCATCGCGCCTTTGACAAGCTCCATCCCAACACTGGCAGCGATTGCTGATACCGATCCAGAACCAAGAATACCAGCAGCGAACGAATTACTTATCCCAGTCGTCACACCAGCCATAAAGCCACTAAAGCTACCACCTAATCCTGGACCAAGCGCCCCCATGATAGATTGACCAACTCCCGGCAAAATAAACGATGAAGCCAACATTGCGATGGTTAATGGGTCGCCAGTGATGATACCGTTAATCATGTTTTTGATAGAGTCTTTAACAAAATTAACGGATGCTTCTATGCCTTTAATGATGCGTTTAGGATCACCAGTAGCAATGCCGACTGCTATATCATAAGCGCCAGCACCAAAAAGAACGTCATCAAAATTTGTAACTAAGGTTTTAACGCTGCCAATGGGATCGCTCAAGAAAGCGTCAAATGCTTTTCCAGCGCTTTTAAATAATTTTTTTCCCCCTTTAAATACATCACCAACAAAGCCACCAATGGGAAATCCTGGAAACGCATCTTCAGCTATATTTCCAGGAATTGATATACCACCATTAGGAACCCGACCAGCGTTTAGTTGATCGAAGAAACCACGACCAAACTTATTAACGCTCGATGCTTTAATGACATATTCGCCTGATGATAGACGCGCTAAGATATTGTCTTCTCTTGGTCCCCCAGGACCGCGAACCATACCACCATCAGCAAAACCAACTTCAGCAGTCGAATCGTAACTCATTCCACTGATCGATGGGAAAATATCACCCAAAAACTTTAAGCCAGTTGTGATAGCTGCTTTAGCTGCAAGATCAGCAAGACCGCGTTTCAGCGCATCCAAGAAGCTGCCAAAATTTATCTTTCCTGTTTGGAAGAATTCGGAAAGCGCACCTTCAAGATTGGTGAAAGCGTCTTTAGTAAATGCAGCGGCGTTTGCAGCGTTGTCGCTGATAGAATTGAAATAATCTTTCACGCCTTGCATTGCGCCAGCGCCAAACGTTCTCTCAGTTTGCGCCTTGTAATCGATCATTTCATCACGGATTTTTTTGATTCCGTCTTCATATTCTCTAGCGCTTATTACGCCATTCGCAAAAGCAACGTCTAATTTGTTTTGACGGTCCTTTAAGTCGTAAAGGGTTGTGTCGAGACCAAGCGCTTGACGAGAAAGGCGATTCATAATCTCGGTTGCTTGAGTTTGCGTGATAGTGCCTTTTTTGACTTCTGCCTCTAAAAGAGCGCTTGTTAAAGCAAGCTCCTTAAGTGCGCCTCTTGTGGGATTTGCTGCGTCTAAAATCTTATCTAAAGCAGTTTCAATCTCTGACGAGGTTGCGCCTAGTTGAGCAAGAGCATCATCTAAATTTTCAACCGTCGGGAGCATTTCTTTAAGAGTTTTATTATTCTTGACAGCTTTCTCGTTTGTACCTTCAAGCTCTTTTGAAAAGCTGTTGAATTTCTTTTCAAGATTTAGAACATCAATTCCAAGCGCAGCAGTTATTCTTGCTACTACTGTTTCTGAGTCGATAAGGTTTGATAGACCCTCGATTGCATCATCAATCGGTCTTTTGAATTTTTTATAAGCAACGGTTCCAGCAGTAAAAGCAGCACCAAGCGCAATCAAATTGCCTTTTGTGAGCTTCATTACGGTATTGAACACCGCAACTCCGAGCTGTGAAGCAACAACAGCTTTACCAAACTGCATAAACGCTTTACTGACAGCAAAGACTCGGCGAATGACCGCAATTCCAAACGCTATTTTCAAAAAGTCCAGCATTGTATCTAAATTGCTAACTATCCACCGAATAGCAGCAACGCCTACATATATAGATTTGACTAACTTGTCAGAAATAGATTTGGCAAAATCCTCGTTACCACTGATCGCGTTGGATAACATTTTTATTGCTTTGGAAAGCTCTCCAGCAAAGCCAGCTTCACCTATTGAAAATAAAAGTTCGTCAATATTATCTCGAAGATTGGTAAACGACCCGCCTAATGTTGCAGCTTGTCTCTCAGCACCGCCTGCGAATTTAATTGCACCTATCTCAGCAATTGCCGCAGTGATTTCAGTTGAATTTCGACCTACCGTTCTGGTTAGATCATCAAAGGTAAGAGTTACTTTCTCCCCTTGAAATCTTGCCTGAATACCAAAACCCTCGATAGCTTCACCTTGACCTTTAACAACTCCAGCCGCTGCAAGCGCAAAGTCACTAATCGTTCTCGAATTAGCACCAGCAATATCAGCAAAATTTCTAAGTTGTTTTTCAGTTGGTTTAATGCCAGCCGAAAGCAATTTATTAAACGAATTAACAACATCATCGA